TTACTCCCCAGTCATAAAATCTATTTACATAATTTTGTTGCATCTTTAAATGATCCTGGAGCCCTGGAGCATGAAGCATATCCGCAGAAGCTTCTATACCTGCAGCAAACTTTCTAGCTAAACTTTTATAGTCATTTGAGTAAGGTACATACATTGGAAACTCTGCACCTGTTTCATATATAGCACCATAATTAGTTGTAATACAATATAGACCCGCTGACATTGCTTCAAGTAATGAGATACAAGATGTCTCTTCCCAAATACTTGGGTATACAAACATTCTATAGTCTTTTAAATTTTCTTTAATATATTCATTTGGTTTATAACCAATGTAATTTACATTAGGTAGTTGTCTTGCTTGTTCATATAAAGCTTCGTATGATTTGTCATTAGCTTCTGCAAAATCTTTTCCATATACTTCACAAGAAGAATAAACATCTAAAGTAATTAATGGATTGTTAACTAATTGCATTGCACCTAACAATACAGATAAACCTCTCCAAGGTGTGCAGTGATGTATTATTTTTATTGGATCACCTTTTTTATACTGTGTTATAACTGGTTTTACTTCTTCAATACCATTTTTAATAACTACACATTTCTCTCTTGGTAGATCAAATCTTTTTGTAAACTGTTCAAAGTTCCAATTAGAATTAAATACATACCAATCATATTTATCATGATTTGATTTATCACTGAACCAGGGTTGTAAATTAGGTTGATCCCAAGAATTTTTTTGCCAAAGAATATTTAGCTTAGTTGGATGTAAAGGTACTTTGCCTGGAACTGATGTACAAATTTCTACTTGATTAAGTAAGCTAGGTTCTACATGCTTTCTTAAATATTCAAATTGAAGCTCGGTCCCGCCTCTAGGATTTTGATTTATTAATGACATAACTTACTGATATCCTCCAATAGGGTAGTTGTTTTATTTCTTGAGATTTATGTAATTGATTAGAATTAAATAATACAAAATCACCTGGTTTATATTTTACAGTTTCACCTTCTATATTTAATTCACCTCCCCAGTTTTCTGCCCATTGAGGAGTTAAAAAACCTATAATACTAAAAGTGTTTAAATCACCATCTACATGAAATTCCGTGTAGTGATTATTATTTTGTGCATTCAAAGCTATTCTATTTATGTTTCTTTCTAATAAAAAATTATGTTGTTCTTTTAATTTTTGATTTATTCTATCAAATAAACAATTAAAATATCCAATCCAATAAGGATCATTATGAATAGGTTTACCACCTGCTACTAAATTAACTCCTGGAAAAGTTCCTCCTAGACTTTCTCCTGAGGCCCTTACTAGGTTCCACATATTTCTATTTATTAAACTACCATATAAACTAAAACAGTCTTCTGGTGTTAAAACATTATTTATTATTTTCACCATTATTTTTTTGATTCATTACTTTCTGAAATAAATCTAGACCTTTGTTAGTAATTTGAACTGTAACATCTTGTACAATATCAGGTCCTTCTACTTTCTCTTTAAATACTTCTCCTGTCTTAGTGTTTCTGTATGTTGTTGTGGTTACACAATCTATTTTAGGTATATCATGTGTATGCGAAATATCTCCACCTTCATGGGAATGAGTAACTCCATTATCGTGAGTATGTTTTATTTTTTCTTTATCCATTTTCTTGTGATCTATCTATCAAAAGATAACTTATTTGTCCAGTGATCTCGTTTGCTGTATCTGCTTGTAGTTTTAGTATATCCCCACCTTCTAAATTAATTACATTTTTAGCTAAATTTTCAGTAGACTTGTTTAATACTGCATGTCCTATTTCAACATCAGAACCCCCTGATTTTTTTAAATATAAATCTATATCAACATTACTAGCTGTTGCATGACTTGCTTGAACTGATCTAACAATTGCAATAGCAGACGTAGTAATAGTTAATGCTGTTGTTAAATTGGTTGTTGTTAAATTAAACGTTTCACTTTTAAAAAAATTAGCCACCTAAAAACCACTCCTTTTGATCTTCTTCATTTTTTAAATCTTGTTGAAAAGAGAAGTTAAGTTGATTTTTTAAAGTGTCAAGAGCTTCTAAAATTTGTCTTTGATTAGAAACTTCATATTCTTGTTGTGGTTCTGGTATACTAACTACTACTTTTGCCATTATCTTCTTCCGTCTGGTTGAGCATCGAGTCTTAAAGTTCCATATCTCCAAGTCTCACCGGTGCCATCATTTTCTATTTTAATTGATAACAATCTTCCTCTTGCTCTAGTGTCTACCTTATCAGTAGATGATGTTATTGTAAATGGACCAAGAGGTGAGCTAGATGCAGTATTATTTGGATAATTATTTAATAGTAAGGTAATTTTTGAATTACCTGTAAGAACTTTAAAGTCAGGTATAAATCTTTTTACAGACATAAAGAACTCTCCATCTCCTCTATAGTTAGCTATACCTGTTGATTGACCTCTAGTAATGCTTGATGTAATATCAAAATCTCCAGATTCAATAAAAGCGTTAATAGAAGTTGTGCCTAATGCATTAACTTGATCAGTTCCTACTTCGTGAGCATAATAAGTAGATGCCCCATATTTATTTGTAATACCTAAAATATCTGCAAATACAGGTAAAGAAGTTCTATTATATTCGGTTGCGTATGGCACATCAAAAACTCCAGTATCAACATATGAAGTTCTAGCTAGTGATGAAGTTGTCCAAACATTTTCTCCGTAGTTATATGTAACACATCTATCAATTTGTTCTGATCCTGATTTTGGATAAAACCAATTTACTTCACTGTAAAGAGTATTGTGTTCTGCATAAACTATATCTGTTGCATTATAATTTATTCCTAAATTATTTGAATTTGTTGTAAAAACAAAGTCTTCAACAAGACATGGTAATGATTTAACAGTACCATCAAACACAAAAAACCCACCTTCACCTGACATCCAAAATACTTTACCATCGGAATAACTTAATGCGTGTTGACCAATTAATCCACAGTTAGTACCAACTTGTCTTACACTAAATGTAAATGGTGGACCAACAAATTGAATTACATAAGCAGAGCTATCAGTTAATACTAAGGTATAATCTTTACCTGAGACTGCTCCAACTATTCTATTTCCTTTATCTAATCTAAATGTACCTGCTGTATTAACAGCAGTTGGTGTATAATCATTTAAGTTTTCTTGATTAGAAAATCTTATAAACATTGGATCTTGAGTCGCTGAATTACCAATCGTTGTTTCTGTTCCAAAATGAAATAAATGTCTATCTCTATCAGAGACTTGAGTTAATCTTGATGCAGTTGGATTTGAAGTAGTTGCATAACCAGATGTTGATTGAGATGCCCTTATCTCTCTTGCACCGGATGCTCCTGCATTCCAAGTAAAAGTTTTTCCATCTCTAATTGTTGCAACAAGAACTTGTCCATAGTTATCAAGACTCCAGTTTCCTGGATCTAAAATAACATCACTTGTAGATCTTTCTGTTCCCCATGTTGAATCGCTCCATGAAGATGTTCCCCAACCATAACCTACTGTTTGAAAAACAGGACCAACACTGACATAAGGATTAACAGTTGCAGCTCCAGCGGCAGTCATACCTGATCCACCTTCGGCTCTTACAGCTTGAACTGTAAACTTATCTATAGTTGGAACCGTTAAGATTTCATATGCTTTTTGTAATTCTGATGGTGTAAAGTCTGATGCACCTGTGACAGTTACACCAGATAAAGTTACATATCTTCCAACTTCTAAACCATGTGATCCTTTGTCTACAGTTAAAACATTTGAACCATTAACAGTTGTTAATGTACATCCTGTAATAGCTGTATCTAATGGTGTGATATCAAAAAACTGTTCTCCATAATATAAAAATAAACCTTGAGAAGTTCCAATAGCTGCATATCTTTCACCAGCTAAAGATGTCCAGGTGTGTTGAGCACGTGCTACCCCAGGCAAAGTTTCACCCGCAACAGATAATTGATTCCAACCACCTATTTTTTCAGGTAATCCATATCTAAATCTAACAAAATCACCATCAACCCATTGAGACTCTGCTCCTGAATCTGTGATCATTTTGTTAAAACCAGGCTTGAAATTTAATTTTTGTAGCATATAGTCCCTTATATATTAGTTTACTATATAATGAAAGCTTCAAAGTAATGAATTTAGAAAAAGCAATACTAATTCTTAACGTTAATTTAAATGAAAATCTAGTAAAAAAACTAATAACATATATAAAATATAAATCTCGTGAACAGATGAGAGTAAGACTTGGTATTAATACAGATATTAGAAACGTAAAAGGATATACTTTAAACAAAGATTTTATATCCGATAAAATATATTTTAGATATATAACGAGTATTATATTTCAATATTTACCCAACTATAATGTTATATTTTCACATAACCGTGCTCGTGTGTGTAACCAAGTTGATTTACTTAAATATAGACCTGGAGGTAAATATGACATTCACGTAGATTATGATTTAGAAGCTCCTAGAAGTATGAGTTGTATAATAAATTTAAATGAAAATTATGAAGGAGGTGACGTTGTATTTTATGATCCTACTGATAGTAAAAAAGAAATTAAAAGGGTAAGATGTAAAAAAGGAACTATTATTTTTTTTCCAAGTAATTATTTGTTTCCTCATTCAATTGAACCTATAACAAAAGGAACTAGATATAGTTTGGTGTCATGGCTAATATAAAAGATTATAGATATAAACTTATAAAAAATTTCTTTTCAAAAGAAGAGTTAGAACTATTACAAAGATATTGTTATCATAAATTAGATGAACAATGGAAACCTGATTTAACAACAGATTGTCCTTCTTTTTATAATGATGCATTAACAAAGTTTTTTCTTGAAAAAAAACAAAAACTTGTTGAAAAAGAATCAGGTTTAGAACTTTATAAGACTTACTCGTATTGGAGATATTATATGTATGGATCTAGTTTACTTATGCATAAAGATAGACCTTCATGTGAGATTAGTGTGACAGCATGTATACAACATAGTAATCCATGGCCTATTACTATAGATGGTAAAGATGTATATATGAAAGAAGGAGAAGCCGTTATATATTTAGGCTGTGAAATACTTCACGGAAGGAAACAACTAAAACATGATTCTAATGCACAAGTGTTTTTTCATTATGTAGATAAAAATGGTCCAAACACTGAGTTTAAAGATGATGTTAAAATGTATTAATATGAAAAAAATAAAAGAAATAAAACCTGAACCAAAAAAAGCTACTGTAGATGATTTTATAGGGGTGTTTGATAACTTTATTCCTCCTGGACAATGTGAGGACGTTATTAAAATGTATCAATCAGAAGAAAAAGCTAACAAAGTATATACAAGATATACAAATGAAAGAATAGAAGGTTTTCGTAAAAAAGATTCATCTCTTGATCTTCAACCTGCTTTTCATATGTTAAAAGATGATATTAAAGATATAATAGTAAACTTTGATATGGCATTACAACAATATTTTATTGCAACTAATATAGATGCAATAACTAATTCTAGATTTGGTTTTAAATATACAATTATGAAAATTCAAAAAACCTTACCTGGAGAGGGCTATCACGTGTGGCACACTGAGTGGGGAGAAGGAATGGGAATGGAAGGATTTACTAGGTGGTTGGTTTTTTCTATCTATTTAAATGACGTAGAAGATGGTGGAGAAACAGAATTTTTACATTTTTCAAAAAGAGTAAAACCTAAAAGAGGTAGAATAGTTATTTGGCCTGCAGCTTTTCCATATGTTCATAGAGGTAATCCTCCTTTGTCTGGAGAAAAATATATTTTAACGTCTTGGCTTTGTTTAAAACAAAGTTAATTAAAATAAAAATTATTATGAAGTATATGAAGTAGGTCTTGCGCCTAATCTAGTAATTTTATCTGCTTCAGTTTCCTCAACAGGATTTCCATCTGAATCTATAGTATTACCTTCAGTATTGTTATCCCAATCTGCTTGAAGTTGAGCTAAATGAGCTGCATCAAATTTATCTATAAAATTTGTTCTAAAATCTCCTAATACAGATGCATCATAAGAACCGTTTTCAGAATTATCTTTATATTCTACTTGATCATTATCTACACCATCATCAGTAAATTGAATAGCATGAATATTATTCCATTTAGAATCATTCCAAAATGAATCGTGTCCTTCTATTTTATGAGCTCCAGGATTAGAAGTTGAAAAATCACCTGTTTTTTTAATTATTGTTTTATCTTCAATAATAATTGTCCATAGACCATGTTTTGACATAAAAATCTCCTAAGTTTTAATTATATATATCACAGTTAAATATGGTTGCAACACTGAACTTGAGTCACCTGTAAAATTAGCAGATAGACCATGAGAGTGAGCTCCACCACCACCTGCACTATTAGTGCTTGAGTTACCCATAGGATATGCTGGTTGAGAGAGACTTCCTGATGGACCACTTTGTCTGTAATTACTTTTTTTACCACTTCCTGGGTGAGCATGAGAAGGTAGTAAAGGACTACTAATAGTAGTGTTTCCTGCATTACCAGATATGTTTCCAGTATTTGCTACTGCGTTTGCTCCACCTGTAGATCCCACAGCTTTACTAGGTGATTTTCCAACCACAACATTATCAGAAATGTTTGGAACTAAAAATGTACTTGAACCATCTCCAGCCCCATAAGTAGTGCCTATTACTCCAAATAAAGTTGAATAAGTTGACCTTGAAACTGTTTGACCATTACATTCTAAAAATCCTGATGGAATACTTCCTGAACTCCATGGTATAACAGATCCTGTTGTAACACCCACTAAACCTTGAATGTTTGAACCGTTAAAATCATATTTTGTTGCTTCGTAATTTGCCATAGTTTTAAGTTTTAATTATATATATTTGAGTTAAATAAGGTTGTACCACAGAATCTGATCCACCGCTAAAAGAAACTGATAATGGATGGGAATGACCTCCGCCACCACCTGTATTTCCTGAAGTATAACCTTGAGGCGGTATAACAGTTGATTGAGGATAAGCAAAACCATGATTATTCATTTGACTGTAATCAACAGAGTGATCGTGACTAGCAATTTCAGGAGTACTTAAAGTATGGTTAGCAGCATTTCCACCAACGTTTCCTGCATTAGTCACTGCGTTAGCTCCTCCAGTTGAAGCTAGAGCTTTACTAGGTGATTTACCCACTGCTACTTTGTCTTGTAAATCAGGTAATCCAAATGTAGAAGAACCATCACCAGCTCCATAGGTTGTACCTACAACTGCAAATAATGCAGAGTAAGTTGATCTTGAAACTGTTTGACCATTACACTCTAAGAAACCTGATGGAATACTTCCCGCACTCCATGGTATAATTAAACCAGTGTTTACTAAATCTATTCCTGTAAGATTTTGTCCAGTAAAATCATATTTTGTTGCTTCGTAGTTTGCCATAATTTCCTCTAAGTTTTAATTACATACATTAATGTTAAATATGGTTGCACAATTGATTTTGAGCCACCTGAAAAATTTGCTGATAAAGGGTGGGAATGAGCTCCACCACCACCTGTATTAGATATAGTAATATCAAACATTTGATATGTTTGACCATACTGGTTAGGGTTTGCGTTTGCACCACTTTGTGGAAAAACAGGTTCACGTCCAGCGTTATAAGTATGGGAGTGACTAGCAATTTCAGGAGTGCTAAGAGTAGTATTTCCTAAACTACCACTTAAATTCCCACTACAAGTAACAGTGTTAGCTCCTCCAGTTGAAGCTAAAGATTTACTGGGAGATTTACTTACACAACAGTTATCTTGAAAATCTGGTAGACCAAATGTAGATGAACCATCTCCAGCCCCATAAGTTGTACCTACAACTGCAAATAAATCCGCATAAGTTGATCTTGAAACTGTTTGACCATTACATTCTAGAAATCCAGATGGTACTGACGCAGTAGTCCAGGGTATAATTAAACCAGTGTTTAAACCTTGAATATCAGTAAGATTAGCACCGTCAAAATCGTACCTTGTTGCTTCATAGTTAGCCATGGATTATTTCTCCTTATATGTCCAACCGGTAGTAGCGTCTCCTGAATAAACTAATGTGAAACCAGCACCTTGTGTGTTGACCACAAGATCGGCTGCTGAATTAGCTATGTTAGAAGAATTTCTTCCAACAGTTAATGCGTTAGTATTGAAATCATAACCTTGATCAATAAAAGAAACTTCATCACCAGCTGAGGGTGACGCTGGAAGTGTTGCTGTTACTGCTCCACCACTTGTGTTTACTAAAAGTTGAGCACCAGCTTGAACTGTTTCTGCTGCAGTAATTG